TGGGTACTAGTTCTTTAGCCTCAACCACAACAGGTTCTGGCAATACCGCATCAGGTTATAAAGCATTAGAAAATAATACGACAGCATCTGGCAACACTGCTTTTGGGCAAGATTCCTTACGAGCAAACACTACAGGTTCTAGTAACACAGCAGTTGGTTTGGATTGTGCTGACGGAGTAACTACTGGATTTAGTAATGTTATTATTGGTAATAACGCTGCATCTGCTGATGTTGTATTAACTACTGGTAAGGAAAATGTTATTCTTGGGGCAAACACTTACACAACAGCCGTGAATTCTGATGGGGCAAATATAATAGGTTACAACGTAGCAGGCGCGGCAGGGTATACAACTTTAGGCTTACAAGCTAACGATATAAGGGCCGCACACGGAAACGTAACTTGGGCAACAGTATCAGACCAACGATACAAAAAAGACATTGTAAACTCTACAGCAGGGTTGGCCTTTATTAATGACTTAACCCCTCGTACTTTTAAATATAAAAATCTTGGAGAACTTCCAAAAACATTTAATGCCTATAAAGCTGACTCAACAGATGTCTTTAAAAACTCTAATATAAATCATGGCTTCATTGCACAAGAAGTTAAGATAGCTATTGATGCACATTCCGAACTTAAAGATGGATTTAAACTGTGGGATGAACGAGATGATGGTAGCCAAGAGGTTGCGGAAAGTGCGCTCACACCAATCCTAGTCAAAGCACTGCAAGAATTATCAGCAAAGAACGATGCTTTAGAAGCACGTCTAACAACCTTAGAAGGATAAAATAAAATGACAGATAGAACAGACGCAGAACTACTACAAGACTTCACAGCAATGGGTCACTCCATATCACTTATTACAGATGTAATAGCTGGAAACGCTATGGCTGACGATATAGCCGCAGATAGACAATCAGCAGTAGACAGAAATGTTGAGCATCTTGTACTAATGAAAGCTAAATCTGATTGGGGTAGTGAGTCTATGACAGCTACAACTAATGCTATTACAGCAGGTAACGGCTACACCGCATCTTAAAGGATTTTTTATGAAAGCGGCAGACTTAGATAAGAGAGTTACAGTTGTAGAAGTCCAACTTGAAGAGAGATGGAAAGAAACAATTTTGCGAATAAAGAGAATTGAGGCTATACTCATTGGCAGTGCAGGTACTATGATTGTTCTTTTCGCTACAATGCTCTGGAGAATGTAAATGACAAAGAAATTTCAGTCAGATAGCAAATACGCAGTAGCTGATGCTGACGGAGATGGGATCGTCACAGACGCAGAAATGGATCGGCATTCTACTTGGATTCGGCTTGAGAACGAAGATAAGCAAGCTGACACTCAGCGAATGATGGCTTTAATTTCTATGCTTGTTTCTATTGTAGCGGTGGCGTTGCTGTTACTTCCCATAATTTCTTTAGCCAGAATGGAATCTGTTTCGCCTGTACTGTCTACATTCTTAATTGCTAATACTGGAATTGTTGCGGCTTATATAACTGGTTCGGCATTATCTAAAACAAAAATGAAATAGGAGAGTAAGATGTTTGCACTATTAGGTTCGGTTCTAGGTTTTGCAAGTTCTGCTGTTCCAGCCATCACAGATGCGTTTGCCAAAAAACAAGACAACAAACACGAATTAGATAAAATGAAAACAATGGCTGAGTTAAGAGCCGCAGGCTACGACCATGACGTTAGAATGTACGAAACGATGGGTGCAGATAACGAACACGATCGCCTTATTCAGCACGATATAAGTATAAATCAAGGTGTTGGTTTTATATCAGGTCTACAAAAATCAGTCAGGCCAGTTATAACGTATGCGTTTTTTCTTTTATTCGCTACAATAGAAATTACATTACTAATGGAAGCACTAAAAGCAGGAACTAATTTTTCTGAAGCCATAAACGTCGTGTGGGATGATGAGACTAAAGGAATATTTGCGGCCATACTATCTTTCTGGTTTGGCTCAAGAGCTATAGATAAGGCAAGGAAAGTAAAATGAACAAAGAACAGCTACAAGATCAAATCTCAGCAGACGAAGGTTTAGTTGAAGAGATTTATTTAGATCATTTAGGATTGCCAACATTTGGGATAGGCCATTTAATTTTGGCATCAGATGAAGAGGACGGGCAAGAAATAGGGACGCCAGTAAGCAAAGAAAGAATAAATCAATGTTTTCAATCAGACTTAGAGAATGTTTTATTAGATTGCGAAATCCTTTATCCTGATTTTTACGAACTCCCAGATGAAGCTCAAGAAATAATAGCTAACATGATGTTTAATATGGGAAGGCCTCGGCTATCTAAATTTAAAGGCATGAAGCGTGGCATTGATGAAAGAGATTGGAATTCAGCTGCTGATGAGATGGTTGACAGCCGTTGGTATAACCAAGTTACAAATAGAGCCGACCGGCTAGTTAATAGAATGAGAGAGATTAGTTAATGCCGTTACAATTACTACAATTTAAAGCAGGAATAGTAAAAGACATCACAGAATATTCTGCTGGTAAAAATGGACCGTTCTGGGTCGATAGTAATTTAGTTCGCTTTAAAAATGGTTATCCATCTAAAATAGGTGGTTGGGAAAAAGATACTATAAATTCTTTAGATTCTGCTGGTACGATCACTTCCACTGAGGCAACACTTCAGGGAATAGCTCGAAAAATGGTTTTTTGGAGATCAATTACTGATGGTGAAGATAGAATTGCCGTTGGTACTCACAACCACCTTTATATTGTAGAGAATGGCGCACTTTATGATATTACTCCTCTAAGAGACAGCACAAATGCGGCCACGACAACAACTGAGGCGTTAGACAATAGCGAGACTGGAATTGACTTGCTGAGTGTGGTTGGCTTTAAAACTGCTGGAGTAATTATTATTGGCTCTGAAATTATTACATATACTGGAATAAGTTCCCTGACTTTGACTGGTTGTACTCGCGGAACTAATTCTACATCAGCGGCCGCACATGACAGTGGGGCGGCAGTTACACAGGTTCTTATTGCTCCAATTGCCACGGCAGATGAAAGTACAGTCATAACAATTACAGATAGTGGACACGGTGCTGTCGTAGGGGATTTCGTAGTCTTCAGCGGTGCGGCCGCAACGGGTGGCGTAACTGCTGAAAACTTAAACAGAAAAGCAGGATACCAGATAATTACAATTCCAAATGCAAACACTTACACAATAACTTCCCCGACAGAGGCGACATCTACTGTGTCTGCTGGCGGTGGGAACTCAGTTATTATTAATTATCTTATTGGGAATGCGTCTGGATTAGGCTATCAATCGGCAACTCCTGCCCTTGGTTGGGGTGCAGGTGGTTGGGGTGAATCTACATGGGGAACTCCTAGAGCTTTATCTGAGGCTGACATATCTTTAGACAACTCATCTTGGGATTTAGACCTTTGGGGTGAAGACCTTATCGCGACTGTTCGAGGTCAGGCTATGTTCTATTGGGATACTTCATCAGGAAATACCACTAGGGCAAGTTTGATTTCTGATGAAAGTGGGGCTACAAGTATACCAGCACAAGTAAGAGTTACGACAATCAGCTTTCCTGACAGGCACTTTATTGCGGCTGGTGCTACTTCATATATCTCACCAACTTTTGACCCAATGCTTGTTAGGTGGTCTACTCAGGAAGACTTTACCAAGTTTGCGCCAACTGCGTTAAACACAGCAGGAGATCAGAGGCTTCAAATAGGTACAAAAATTGTTACTATGGTTTCTTCACGCGAAGAGACAATTATATCTACAGATGAGGCTATATACGGTATGACCTTTGTTGGCCCTCCATTTATATTTTCATTCAGGTTACTTGCTACAAATGCAGGTGCGTCTGGCCTGAATACTATGATTAATATTGATGGAAATGTTTTTTGGATGGGCAAGACGAACTTCTTTACTTACGATGGTGTTGTAAAAGAAATCCCATGTTCAGTTCAGTATTTTGTATTTGACAGGCTTCAACGAGATTTTATTGATAAGACAATTGTCGCTCACGACAAGAAATTTAAGGAAGTTACTTGGTTTTATGTAAGCACTGCTAATTCCGCAGGCACGTTAAATCCAGAGCCAGATTCTTATGTGACGTTTAATTATTTAGAGAATGCTTGGTCTATAGGGTCAATGGACAGGACGGCTTGGCTAGATAGCTCTGGGTTTAGAAAAGTTCCATTTGCGTTTGGTGCTGATGGGTATCTTTACAATCAAGAGACAGGAACTTCGGCAGATGGCTCTGCTATGAGTGCGTATGTTGAATCTTCACCGCGTGAAATAACTCAAGATGGCGAAAATTTATATATGGTTGATAAAATAGTTCCTGACGTTACTATGACTTCAGATACAAGTCTCTATGTAGACCTTAACACTCGAAAATATCCTAATGCCCCAGAAGTCACAAAAGGGCCGTTCACGATAACAAGTTCTACTGAGAAAGTTTCAACTAGG